CCAAGATCAACCATTTTGTTAACGTCAGCAAAATGGTCAGTTTGTGGGGATCGATCCTAATGCTCAAAAGGTCTTACGCCATCATTTCAGCTAATTTTATACAGCATCAAGCATGAGACACATTATCCCTATCAGTGGTAAGGATTCGCTGGCAACAGCGTTAATCCAAACCACTCATTTTTCTAATTACGATTACGAATACTTTTTTAATGACACAGGGGCAGAACTTCCAGAGACTTACGAATGGCTTGATAAGGTTGAGGCTAAAACTGGCTGGCAAATTATCCGCGTCGGCAAGAATTTAGAAGATCACATCGCTCATTATGGCGGAGTATTGCCGTCGATAAAAATGCGTTTTTGTACGTCATCAACCAAGATTAAGCCTATGGAGAAATACCTTGGCAAGGATGATGAGATCTCGATTTATTACGGACTGAGAGCGGATGAAAACAGAACTGGCTATGTCCCAATCGCAGGATCTAAAATCACTCCACATTATCCATTGCAAGATTTCGGAATTGATTTGCGTGGTGTGTGGGCAATTCTACAAGCTCAAAATCTATTACCCCCTTCTTTTTTCTGGCAACGTCTTTATGATGCAGTCGAAAAGCGGATCGATGTGACAGGTATCACCTTAGTCGAAAAACATTTTTTGTTCGCTGGGCGATCGCGAGCCAACTGTTATTTTTGCTTCTTTCAGAGACAAGCTGAGATTTTGTGGCTGATGGAGACACACCCTGATTATTTTGAGCGGATGAGTGCGATGGAAAAAAGCGATTACACTTGGCTAAAAGATTTCTCTATCGCCGAATTTAAGGCAGATAAGCTGAGACAGCAGAGAGCCTTCAATCGCAAGGTAAACGAGGTCGTGGCGTACATTGCGGCAAAACAACAGATGCAAATTCCGGGATTAGAGGTGGATACTGAGATCGCTCAAACATCTTGCGGGTTAATGTGCGGGAAATAATTTAGCCCAGTCAAATAAAACCCCCGTCATTTCTGGCAGGGGTTTTTTTTGGGAAAATTTTGGCAAAAATTGTGGGGGTGATTTTGTGGAAAATGGAGAGAGCCGGGGGGGTATATTCCCGTGTCATCTGCAATATAGACCAGTAAAAAATAATGAGCTTGTTTCTTTCGATGTTTTGCCGGACGAAATATCCAAATAATCCATCAAGATTAATTCCTGTTTGTGATCGCCACGGAACCAGCCAGTCCCATCGCACGACGCAACGCCATAATTGTGACACTTCCATAAACGACTGTGATAATTTACACGCCCAACATGAACAGGCTTGGATATTTTTGCTGTATTAGTGATCGCCCATTCTTTAAATTGATTGTCCCCACCGACAAAAACATAATCGGCATTGTCTGGGATATCATCTATCGTCATGCCATTGGTAAACACAAACGCGGCTGGCAATTTCAGATCGAGTAAAAACGAATGCCACTTGTCCCAGAGATTGAGGGTTTCGGCACGGTCGTTAACCTTGTCGGGACAAACCACAAAAAGCGGATTAAGTTCAGCAAATTTTTGGCAAACATTAATAAATTTTTCTTGGTTAAAATCTTGCCCTTTTAGCCACGCACCATAAGCACCGTTATCAATCGCAAATGGCACATCAGAATAATATCGAGTTCGCTCAGGCGAAAAAAGTACCCCAACAGAATCGGGATACTTTTGATGCAAGTTCTTAGCTTTTGAATGATTAAGAAGGACTTTCATTGTGCTGACGCCAAAACCCACCCATGAAATTCAAATTCTGCCTTGAATTTTTCGAGCAACCGGGGATTTCCCCAGTAGCCAAAAATCACGACGAATGATTTTACTGATGCCCTTATGGTATCATAGGTACATCCCATTGAGAAAGGATTATGGAAGAAAATGTGCAATTAAAGGTGATGATCCCGATCACTTTAAAAGCTGACGCGGCAAAAGCGGCAGTATTGGAAAAAACGACCAAAAGCTTGTCAGACTTTGTTCGGGCTGCAATCACTGAAAAGATTGAGCGAGGGCTATCCCAAGATGGCTAATATCCGCAACAAAACGCACCCAAAAGGCTTCACCGTTCTCGACAACCGTGGATTGAATTGTCCTGATATTTCCTTCAGAGCAACGGGTCTATGGGCTTTTGTCAAAGGAAAGCCTGATGACTGGGAGATTGCAATCGCTCACTTGGCAGGACAAAAAACCGAGGGCAGGGACGCGATTTACAAGGCGATCGCCGAACTGGTCAAGGCTGGTCTAGTGGTAAAAGAGCATTGTCGTGATGGTGGAAAATTCGGGGAGTATCGGTATGACTTTTATGACTATCCACAGTCTTCACCGCTTCCTGGAAAACCGCTTCCTGGAAAACCGGATACGGGAAATCCGGATACGGGAAAACCGGATACGGGAAAACCGGATACGGGAAATCCGGATACGGGAAATCCGCCACAAGTAAATACTAACAATCAACTAAAGACTGAAATTGGATCAAATACTGATCTCATCAAACAGACTGAGGGAGAGAGAGAGCGCGATTTTGAGAAATGGCTAAGGGTGAAATTTTCAGGTGACCCCACTATTCGGAATTTACCAGCGCTAATCAAACACATCCTAGGAAAAGGCGCTGATTGCCCTGAATACAGGGAATGGCAAGCCGAAATTAGCCCTCAGCCTATTGACGAATCCATGTACGCACATCTTTGGAGTTGACCACCATGAGAAAATTTGATAGAAACCACATTCTTGAATGCGCCCGCAGAACCGAGGAATTAGCCAAGTTCGGGAAAAGAGCACTCCCAGATTCAGTCAAGCGGCTGTATGTAGAATTTTTAGCCCCCCTCACACCGGAAGAACTCGAATTAGCATTCAAAGCTTGGATTTTTAAATCGACTCGGTTCCCGTCCCCAGAGGAATTACTTGCCTGTTGCGGCAAATCGCCCTCGCAACGCGCCGAAACCAACTGGCTGACCCTAGACATCAAACGCGACCATATCGCTGATGAGGTGTGCAGAAAGCATCAAATCTTGGCATCTCTGAGATTATGTGGGCATGGTTCAGAGTATGAAGCGGGAATTGCCCGTAGAGAGCTTAAAAAGCGTTTCATTGACCTCTATGAGGTTGAGTGGTTCAAATGGTGGTCTACGGGCGAAATTGACGCAGGAGAATCGATAATCGACTTCACCCCCAAGACTGTCATCCCGAAACCAATCGCCCCAGAGGACAAACTGACTGGGGCGCAAATATCGATCCTCACTGAGCGCATTTCCACTCTGTTTGACAAGCGCCCGAAGCCCAAGCGGGAAAAAATGTCGCCGGAAGATATCGCAAAAATCGAAGCTGAGTTAATGGATGGAAGCGGCGCGGACATTCCACAAATTGAAAACGACGACGAATTTTTGGAGCCTTGAATTTATGAGCTGGCTTAGATTTCAACTAGGAACATCACATGAAAAAAATCCCTACGACCTTGACCGCAAGGGAGAAACTCAAGAACCATTACGCTCTGATGGAAGTCTCACGGGGCAAAATCATGGCGATCGCCATCCGAAGATTGCCAGCGACGGAGGACGAATTGATCCTGTTGACTCCCCAGAAATACCGGAATTGCGGGATAATTCGCTCGATCTGGAACCAGCTCAAAACGGGAAACCTGGACAACTACTCCCTAAGCCAATCCGAAAAAAACGAACTTAAATTCAATCGGTTTGGGCATTATTTGCATCCCAAAAGCTATCCATCATTGCCCCCTATCCCATTTTTTTGATCAAAGGAAGGGGGACATCAAAATCAGCTAATAATTGAATCAATTCAGCTAATGTATCCCCGGTTGGCATGATAGCGCCTAAAAGATAAGCAATCTTTGGAAGGTTCTGACTTCCAATTGCCAATTGCAACGGGTCTCTGTCGGTAGGCAAAAGCCCGTTATACCAGTCCTTTACGAGGGGATAATCATTCCCAAGTCGAATCGCATCTATTAGCCCATCATAATTAGGGAGTGGCTCAGTTTCGGAGGCTGGCGGGGTCGGATCAATTGCCGCCGCACCATTCCAACCCCAGCCAATTTCAGCATAATAATCACTTTCGACCTCAACAAACAAAGTTGTTTCAGGTGGCGTAAAATCGATTTTCCCTTCAACAATATTGGCGACAATTTGATTTTCAATGATTAAAGTTTTCATACTTAAGAATATTCCTCAATGATAATTTGACCTGCAAAACCATCAGCCCCTTCGTAATCCGTAGCCCCGGTAGATATCGGACCAACAGCCCCCGCACTTATACCATCAGATGCAATCGCAACCGATGTAGTGATTCTGCCAAATCCAAACAGCGGGGCGCTATTTGATGGATAAGAGTAGATCACCCCGGACACCCATCGGGCAATCATAGATCGAGTGGCTGTCAAGTTGATGTCCCCCCCTGATGCGGTGCCTGAGGATCCTTGCCCTATTTGTCCCGTTGCCACCCCTGATGTCCCTGTCCCTCCACCTCCACCCGTAACCTGGACAGTCCCGGAAACCGAACCAGTGAACGAGGTTGTCCCGCCAGCGGTCCCGTTGTTTGCGCCAGCAGCGCCCCCGACCCCTTTCGCTCCAATAGCGTAGGTAAAAGTTTCTCCAGGGGCAATGACGATCAATTTTTCAGCATAGCCGCCATTGCCCCCGCTGCCCCCGATTGCAATTGTTCCCGCCACGCCATTCACGCCCCCAGATCCCCCAGTTGAGCCCCAAACACGCAACCGAAGTAATCTTGTTTTCGAAGCCTGGACGAAGGCTCCTGCGCCAGAGGACAAAAAAGTTAACGAACCGAACCGATATGCCGCGTCTACATATTGTTTAATTGCGTTTTGAGTTGGGAATGAAATCTGTGATGATCCAAGGCTATTGTCATTCGCCATAGCGCGGTCGCTCATCACTAATAATTTGCCCTGACTTACATGGGCATGGGCAATATAGCCAACGAACACCACAAAATTAGGACTTACGGGCGGCGTTGCTGTTAATAATCCCGCCGTTGCGGCTGATAAATAAACTTGCTGACCATCAGCAAAAGTCGATGTGTCCAAGTCGTTTATCAAGCCAAAAACGGTTACTTTTCCAGTCGTATTATTGGCAATATCATGAGTTGCTACGCCGATAATTTCAGCAGTAGTCAGAGAGTCCGCCCGTGCCAGAGCAATCGTTGGGTTTTGTCCTGTAGCGCCAGAAATATAAACGGCTTGCCCATTGGCGATCGCCCCACCTGAATTATTCCGAGCCGTGATAACCAACTCCTTCCCAACCTGCACAGAAGTCCCGGCGTGGTTGTCGTAGTAAGAAATCGAGTCAGTATCAGCGTCGTACCAAACACGCCCCTCTTGATAGGTAGGAGCGGCGGATGGGGGGAAATTGACGAAAGTAAAGGCTGAATTATTGCCGTTTAAATCGACTTTTGTTGTTAGGTCAATCCCCGATAATTTGGTTTTTTCTGCCGGCAAAAATAACCCTGCATTCGTTTCATCAGTCGCTGGGATAGTCGCGCCCGTGCCAGTGTCAGAGGTGACAATTCCATTCGTCGGGCTTGCTGTGTAAGCAAGATTTGTCTCCCCCCTTCCTGCGCTCGCAGCAAGAAAATCACACAACACAAAGCCAAAATAATCCGTTGTTCTGGCAACTAGCGTCCCCGCTTCTGCCACCGTCCCGAATCCGCCTGTTGTAGCGGCGAGGAGATCGCCTATTGCCACCGTATCTTCGGTTGCCACCAACGCCGATCCACCATTAGCAAAATAGCCATTACCGATGTAAATCCCGACCGGGTTAGAATCCGTCAAAGCCGCTTCATTGCTGGCGTTGATCGTGATGAACTTCCCGAACATATTGGCGATCGGCGGATCGACTTGCCCGAAGTGCTGGGGACGCGCACCCAAAGAATAGGAAATTGCTGAGATAAAGCCACCCGTTCCAATGGTGGTCAAAGTTGCCAATTTTAATAAATTGCCTGGGATGGTTTCGCCCGTTTCCCAAACCTGTAAAACGCCAGTAGCAGAAAGGGTTAGGGTGATCGCCCCAATCGCTGAAAGGGTGAAGGTTGATGAGGTGAATCTTCCAACGGCAACGCCATTTACATTGATCAAAAATGGGGCAACAGTGACGGTCAAACCTGCATTAGATACCGAGACAAATGGGAAATTAAAGCCCTTTTCGGGGTCATGCAGAAAGGTATTTAACGCCCAGCCCGAATCGTAGGAAAGCGGGAAAATTCGCAAATTCTCTTGAACCTGCATGGACAAAGAAACGGTATTTTCTATCAGCCCACCCGTCGGGAAGTTAATCAGCGTGACCTTAATTTTTGCGAACCCATTTGAAGGGAAAGTCAGTCCAAAAGTATTGAGATTGTTGGGCGGCGCTTGCCAAATAAAAGAGTCGTTATCGGTAGTCGATGCCGCTTGCGAATACTGCGAAAAAATCCCCTCCAATTCGACTTGAATCAGTCCCGAAAAATTGGCTGCAACTTCAGTTGTGATCGCGTCAATAAAATTAAAAGTTAGTGACCCTACACTTACCCCAGTATTCACCAAGTAAAATCGCTGAAATGGGCTACTAGAGCTACCAAACGTCCCAAAGTTCAGGTTGGTTAGCGCCGAATCTTGGTTGTCTTCATTAACAGCAACTGTCCATGATCCTGGGGTGAAACTGGTCACCGTTTGCGCTCCTGTTAATGTGCCAGAGCGGGGAATGATGTAGTAAGTTGAATTATCGGTGCTGTAAAGAAATTCATCCCTCAAAAGCTGACTAGAGTCCCCATATCCTTCCGGCGTAATTGTTACCGAAGCTCCCGAAAATTGCGTCGCTTCAGACCACAGAGAAACGCCCCCGGCTAGGTTGACGCGACGATGACGGATGAAGTGACCTGTTCCACCAATAGAAAGGGATGGGGCAGTGGAAGGGGCGGAAACTTGAGTCGTTCTAAATGCTAGGGTCATGTTAAGGGGGTGAGTGTATGAGTTACGGGGTATGCTTCAGTTGAAAAGCCAATGTGGACATTTATTGAGCCGCCCGGATAAGAGAATTGCAAGTGACTATGGAAAGAGGTCGCTAATAAAGATGACCCAGGGGTAGCAATAAAACTTTGACCAATTTCGTAAATCCAACATGGGCTTAAGTCGTTTGGGAGATAGTATTCCCCGCCTAGCACATTTAGGAATTTCCCGACATAAGTCAAAGGGATATAAGGCAAAATCATGCATCTATTCCCGTTTCCCAAAGGATGAGGATTAAAAACTTCTATCTTGATTTGAGAAAATGAACTGCAATTTGCCTGACAATCTTCCAAAGTCGCATATTTCCCATCAAGGGTCTGAATGCAATTGCCGTCAACGCAAGCATAGGGGACGGCGCTACATGAATTTTCACAGGCTGCCAATGTGGTGAAATTGCCCGATCCGTCGTAAACAGGGACGCATCCGGTGGGGGTGCATTGGTAGGTCATTGGCTTGCATCCGCTCTGCTGACAGATTTCCAGGGTCGGATACTTGCCCCCTTGTACCGGGATGCAAGTTCCACAAGACGAACAATCGTAACCCCATGCCGTCGGGTCAGACGGTACGCCGCCGCTGGGAGGTGGGGCTGGGGATTTGCATTGGATCATGATGTCGCCATTTGGAAGCTCTGCATATCCATATTTGGTCATTCCCAGCGGGCAAGGCGCGTCAATGGAATCGACATAATAATAGGAATCTTGCTGCCGGGGTCGAACGATCGTAGGCGGTTTCGGCTGACAGGCACGGGGGGCGCTAACACTGGCTGAATTTACTTCTTCCACTACTTCTTCGGGTGGTTCTGGAGGATCTTCTGGCGGCGTAGGGAATCTAAAGCCACCGCCCCCCGATCCACCGCCCCCCGATTCACTTTCCCCGCACGATTTTATGTCCTTCTCGCTAGGCTGACTATTGGTAAAACTCCCCCCCCCTGGGCTTCTAAGGGTTCGGGTGATCCATCGCAGGGTAGTAGATCGGGCTTTTTCTACAGAGTTTGGGCGCACAATATCCACCCCAGCGCCTAATTCTGGTTCGATATCGCTATCCGCCGCCACGGTTCCGGAGCCATCGAATGCAATAGCCCGTCCCGTGTAATTGTCTTGCCCAACAATCACGCCCCGTGTCAAATCCTGCGAAATGGGGCGGGAAGACGATGACCATGAGCGGTTGCTGAGTTGTCCGGGGTTGTGGGGGAGTCGCATCAGTTAATCCAACGGGCTAGAGTAATAGTTTTTGTGGCTTCATTCAAGGTCTGATTTATCTCTGTATTGTAGACGACGTAAGGCTTATCCTCATAAATCACAGAGTCGTTAATGCCAATATTCAGGTAAAACGGAACCACCAAATTAAGCCCTTGCGACAGACCATAAAGCTCTCTTAATGTTCGCATCCCAAAAGTTTCTAGCTGGTTTTCTGTGTAGCAGTAAGGCGCTTCCATCGGCTTGATTTCGACTGACCCAATGGCATCCAGTTCGACAGTCCGAAAGGCGATTACATTGGTCAAACTAGGGCGAATCCATAAGCCCCCCGGCGGATTATTGACCGGGGTTTCCTTTGTGGGCTGGATCACAAAGGCTAGGTTTTCTTTGTCATAAGCTCCGGTGATCACGGTTTGCGTCCAGGACTGATCTACTCCAACGAAACTATCTTGATTCAGGGCGCTCTTCCCTTTCATTTTGTATTCGGTGATCACATCTCCAGTCAAAATGTAATCATTGAAATTCGGGGCAAGTTCGTAGGTTGTCTGTCGTGAATAGGTCAAAAAGTGCAAGTAATCTTTCTCGCAAACCTGGTCATTTATTTGCGCTGTGTGCTTATATTTGGTCAAAGAATAGTTCTTTAAGTTGTCCCGAAGCCAGTAGAAATCATCAATTTTTTCGAGCGCTTTGGTGTAAAACCATTCTCTTTCTTGAGTGACTAAAAATGCCTGGGATAGGTGTTTTTTATATTCCTTGGCAACATATTTTGTTGAGATAATTCCGTAGTAAGTTTCAATGGTGGAATCAGAACAAGCGTCCTCATTGTATTGCTCTTCCGTGACCCCGGTTCCCGCTGGGATATAGCCGTTAACCGTGACCTTTGACCATACCTCTGTATCCCCCAAAACCGCCCTCTCTGTAATGGTTTCGGTGTACCCGCCCTGGAACCAAGGCTTAGTATTTGACGGCACGCCGCTAATCGCTCGATCTGTGGTCGTGACAATTTCAAAATCGTTAACTATTGAGTAGTCATTTTTTACTTTTATCTTGGTTGTTGGTTTATAAGATTGGGTGAAAGTTGGTTCAGTTTCGATGACCGATTCTTTGGGTAAAACAATTGCTTTTGATGCGTCGTATGGCTTTCTAACCCTAACAATAATTCCTGCCTCATCTGTCCTTACATCGCGGTTAGTTGGTGCATATAATGCAGACAGAAAATCGTAGGGACGTTCGTTGCTGAAATCCGCAAAATTTAAATCCAAAAGATTATGCCCAGCGGGAAAAACTTTGGTGTTTAAGTCGTGAGTTTTGGCATAGATCGCCGCCGCTTGACCCGCCGTAGCAGGTGGCGCACCGCAATATTTTGTGACCGGAACCCTTGACGAGTCGGACTTCAGAGCCAATTCGTCCCCGATGGAGATCGTATATTTCAGGAATCCCCCGTCGCTTTTAAATACGGGCTTGTTCAGAATGTAGCAATCGGCAATATCCAGGCAGACATTCCCCCAGCATTGTCGCCACTGGATGCGATCGCCATAGTTCAAGTCGAGGTCAGCAATATTAAAATCATTCGCCCCTAATTCGCCGATCTCAATGCTCCCCGCCGCCGCCCCGGCAATAGGTGCGCTCCAATCCCCATTAATAAATCGATCCGATAAGTCGTAAACCGTCCCTGTCCGACGTTTGATCACCAGTAATTCAGTCCGCTCCACGCTACTAACAAGGGTTTGAGTTGATTGCAATTCGAGTCGTGGCAAGGTCAAATAATCAAAGGGTTGCACGATGTATCCGGGTGGCTGTAATCCTCCTGGGATGGGCGGTTGAATCCCTTCGTTTGGTTCTGGTGACGGCAAAACATCCCCAATGATATCGGGTCTAATCGCCTGAACCGTGGCGCTGATTAATACGCTTTGATACTCGCTATCAGTTCCGGCGTAAATAATTGCGGGTTGATTTGTAGTAATGGCGAGAACATTAATTGAAGCCATATTAAGCCTCCATGCTGCTGGTCAATTTCGTGCCTTCTTCAAAGCGAAAACCCACCTCAAATAACGCGCCTTTTTGTGTCCAGTTGATATTAAAAACGCCCTGTAATGCCACCCAATAAGTGAATTTCGTGGCGTAAGTTCCTACTATTCCTTCAATGTTGCCAGTTGCTGGGACACGGTATCTAGTCCGGGCTATAGCAATTTCGCTGAATGGTTCAGTCAGGTTATAGATGACGGTTTCAAACGGTTTCAATCCTGCACTAGCATTCATGTTGTATTCGTACAGTCCTTTGAGGGAATTAAAGTCAACTTGGTTCAGTACAAATTGCGTTTCAAAATTTAAAACTGGACGGGTGGTATTTGCCAGCAGTGAGTTGTTCGCAGTGCGTTGCAAGCTAATCTGTGAATCTGTGCTTTTTAATGGCATTTCGCCACTCGGAAACACCTGTAGATTGATGCCGTCACGGACCCCCGCAATTCCACCGGGATCAATGATTAGGGATAGTTCAGTGGTGGGCATGGTTATCTTGCTGTTAAGGGGATGGGGGCAGGACGGGGCATGGAAGCGGCGATCGCGCTTGGCAATCCGTTAATCTGAGCGGAAACGAATCGGACGCTTTCAAGGATAGATGAATTGGTGGTGTTTAATTTTTGTAATTCGCTCACTTGGGACTGAAGGAACGCTCTGGCATTGTCAGAGAGGACTTGGGTGGTTTGCAATTGGCTCTGATTCGTAATCCCCACCCCTTGTAATGCTGACAAAGATTGCTGAGAAGTAAGCGCGGTTTTTTCTGTATTTTGTTTGCTAGCTTCCGTTAGCGATAGCAGTCGCTGCGAATCAGTATCAGACAGCCCAGCGGCTTTTGCCCTGTCCTCAATGCTGCGTTGAAATGCCAGCGCATCAAAACTTTGGTTGATCCCGGCTATTTGTCCTTGCCCACTTTCGTTTGCTGCTCTAATCTGCTGTTCTGAAGCGGCTTTGATAGCTTCAATTTCAAGGGCGGATTGCTTGTCTAACAACCGTTGCTGTTCGTTAAATATCGCCTCCCTTGACTGCAAATCCTCCCTAAGTGCCAAATCTAACGCCCGTTCCTGTGCGTCAAAGGCTGTTTGTTGTGCCTGTAATTCCGCCTGCAATGCTTTCTCCGCCGCGTTTTGCTCGGCTTCAAACGCCTTTTGCATGGTCTGGATTTGTTCTTCAGACTGCCGATCTAACAATCGCTGACGTTCTGCTAATGCCTCTTGAGCAACGCGATCCGCTTCCGCTTGTTGCGCCTTCTGTTGCTTCTCTAGTTCGGCTAGGGCAAACTGAATCCTTTGAGCATCCTCAACAGTGGTGACGGTCCCGACATTGGCTAGATCTTTTGCCATACTGACAAGGGCAGATGAGGAAATTACCTTATTGGCAAGATCCATTGCCGCCGCTCGATCTTCAATCCGCCTCTGTGCTGCAAACTGTTCGGCGATCCGTGCTTTCTCTTCTTCAGTTTCCGCCGCCGCTAATTTCTCCTGCTCTGAAACGAGGCTAGACGCACGGGAAAAAGAGGCAGCTTGGTTTTCAAGCCTCTCGGAGATTTTTTCCGCCAATGCTTCTTCTGCCTTTTGCCGTGACGCGGATCGTAAATCTTTCAGGTTTTCGATCCGTTGCTCGAACTGCTCTTTTTGGGTGTTTCGGCTAAGTTCAAATGCATCCTTTTTTTGCTCTAATTGCTGTTCTAGCACCGCTTTTCGAGCCATGCGATCCGACTCTGATTGATCTTTGATCGCCTCAATTTGATCTTGATACGCAGTCGATTGAGTTGTTTTTTGATCCTCTCTGGAAGATTGAAGATTTGCAATCGCCGTTTCTTGTTGGGATTGAATCGCTTTTGTTTGAGCTTCCGTTGCGTCGGTAATCCGTTTAATTTGGGCTTCTTTTTCTTTGCTTAAAGCCGCATCTTCTTTTTTATTGGCAATCTCAGTTTCCAGCGAGTTGATCGCCTGTGCTTTAGCTTTTGCCGCCGACTCAGCCTCAGCCGCTTTAGTCGAATCTTCCGTTGCCTTGGTTAATTTTTCAACTTGTGGAGCTGCCGTTTCCGCACTATCCCCGGTCAATCCCACCGCCGCCGCCGTTTGGTCTAGCGCTTTTTTTGATGCGAGGACATTTGCTCGAAGAACTTCATATTTTTCTGTTCCTAGATCCGCTTCCCTGTGCCCCAATTCCTCCAGTGTCGTGGCGAGTTCTTGTACTGCTAGATTGTAGAATTTTTGTTTTGCCTCTTGTTCTGCTTGGGTGTTTCCGAGTTCCCTGATCTTGTCAATTGCTAAATTTGCCTCCTCAGCAACCTTGTAGGCATTAATTTCTATGTCTGCATTCCGCTGCTTTTGCCTCCCGCCGAACAAATCGAACCATTCACGCCGCGCCTTAATCGCCTTTAGTTGATTCTCATCATTGATCGCTAGTTCGTTGTTTTGCCGCTCCAATTCTTCTGTAATTTCTCGAATCCCAGTCCTCATCCTTGCGGAATTATCGTTAAATTCCGTGCCTTTCTCCCTGAGGGAATCGTAAGCAAGCGCCGCCGCCCCAATCGCCGCAATGACTAACGCAGCCTTGACAGCAATCAATCCTAATGAAGCCGCTGTGATGCCGTTGTAAGCCGCAAAGCTAGTCATGGCAATCTGTGCAGTCCCAATCGCACCAACAAAAGCGGTGATGCCACCTCTGCTGGTGGCAAGGGCTGCGGTCACAAGGGCGATCGCCCCTGCCAAGGTCAAAGCCACGCCAGCAAATATGGTCACGACACCGATAGTCTGCTGGATCGGCGCGGGAAGCGATATAAATGCATCTGCCAAAAACGAGATCATGTCGATAACTGGTTCGACTGCGATGATCACCCCTTGACCTAATTTCACAAAAGAATCATTCAATTTATTGAGGGTTCTCGCAACTTTTGCTTCTATTGTTTCCGACATGGTGGCGAATGCCTTATCCACGGAACCCGCCGAATCTGCCATCTGTCCTAAGAAATCATTGAATTTCGCGCCTTTTTGATTGACTAAAGTTGTGGCAACATTAAAAGCCTCAATTGATCCAAATAGCGTGCTCATGTTTGCGGCTGAGTCACCGCCCTTGGCAGAAATATCCGCCAAAACACCCGCTAATCCCTTAGACTTCAATGCCGACGCACTGAAATCAATTCCCAATTGAGCGGCTAAGTCCGACGCTTCTTTTGTTGGCTTGAGCATGGCAACCAAGATCTGATTGAATCCAGCAAAAGCGCTAGAAACCTGGATCCCGTCTGCTGTGGCTACGGAGATCGCCGCGTTGACCTCATTTAAACTTACCCCCGCCGCCGCTGATGTACTTGCAACATTACCGATCTGGCTCGCATACTCACCCGCTGTAATTTTCCCCAGGTTCTGCGTGGCGATCATGCCATTGGTGATCATCTGCACCCGTTGCGTCGTGTCGAGAGTCGCGCCCAAAGAATCCCCAAACGCATTCATAACGGTAGTTGTGGCATCCGAGATCGTACCTAAATCCGAAAATCCACCTACTGCTGTTTTTTGGGCTTCCCTCAGGATGGTCAGCACATCCGCTTGATTTGAATAGCCAGATGAAAGAATGTCATAGGATGCCTTAGCCGCGTCGGAAATGGATATCGCCCCATTCATTTCCGTGGCTAGTCCGTTTAAAGCAGCGTCAAATTCTGCTGTTGTCCCCGTCGCTTCCGTCGCAACCGTACTGACAGCCGCCAATGATGTTTCATACGCCGCCGCTGATTTTGCCGCTGCGCCTGAGAATGCGGTCAACGCGGCTCCCGACAACCCCGCCGCTCTCCCAATATCATTCAGGGCTTGCTGTGCCTTCTCATTGCCCTCGATCTGCACCAAAATTTCATAAATACTTTTCGCCATGGCTATTCGTTCGCATCTCCAAACAGGTCAAGTTGACGGGGCGGCAAGGCAGGGAAGGCAACCAAATCATTGCCCATGCCCTGCTTTTCTTCCTGGATATCATCCCGAATCCGCATCCGCAAAACCAAATTCCCCAGAGACGCAATATCCTGGGGTTTCAGTTCGGGGGAATCGTCAAGAATTTGATCGACCAAAACGGCGATCTTATCCAGCAATTCTTTAGTAGTCGGAGTCGGATCTTTGCTCATTACAAGCGGGTGATTACCGCGAAATTGCCATTAGGATCGCGTAACGCTTTAGCCACAAGGGAAGCCGATGCCGGATCGGACTCAACCCCCATCTCCAGATTAGGATCGATGATCGCCCGGTTAATCCGAACCAACAGAGAATCAGGGCAACCAAAGAACCGACCAAATAGACCGATTTCCCCCAATTTTGAACCCGCCCCCAACTGGATCTCGTTGTTCGTTCCAGTCGGCGCGATTTCATAGTGAAAAGTTACTTTGGTGTCGGTGTAGTCTGCGTCAAACACAACCGCCGTACCAGTTACAGTCACATCGTATTGAGTCCCTTCCAAGTCGGTGACGTAAACCGCTGTCCCTACAGCAGGGGTGGAAGGCAGGGTGTAAGTCGATTCGGGAGTTGCATTTACCGTGCTTAAAACAGCAGAAAAAGTGACGGGCTGGCGTTGGGTTGCGTCGTTAGCAATGGTATTTGTCGCCGCCTGTAGGAAGCTCCATGCCAAATCTTTAGACATAAGTTCCATGCTGCATTCTTCCCGGAATGGGCAAGCCTGAGAGCGTCCTTTAATCCCTAGCGCTGAAAAGGTTTCGACTTCCAGGGATTCCCCCATATATTTGAATGTTGCCCCTTCGATTTTGTCCTGAAATGGGAGTGCTTTTGCTACCCCGTCGTTATAGGTGATGATGCCTTCGATAAAACCCGTTAATAAGGTTGCTGCTGCCATTCATTTCGCGTGAATCTGTTTGTTAAATCCATTGTAATCTGACTACAACAGACTTCCTATCTCTTCTAGCTTTCGCCGAATTTCCGCCGCATTTGTGACGGGCTTTTTGAGATATTCTCCCACCGCTAAATCCCCACGGGCGATCGCACGGAGCATCTTAGAAGTATTCCCACGCTCCCCATAGCGGAATCCTAGGGAGTGCGCCATTGCCTCAAGAGCGGCGATCTCATCCATCGACAAACTATATGTAGCTGATTCATTTTTCCTTGCCATAAAATTTTTTTTGTTTTGGATGTTGACAAGTACATCTTATCAGTGCATAATGATAAATGTAAAGACGTTCCGGGACGTACCCCGCGCAAGACAATGACTAATTTCACAGCAATCGCAACTCACCTCCAAGCTTCTAAAATCATCGAAGTTCGTGAATGGGTAAAGGTTCTCTGGGTGAAAGCCATCGTTGCAGGGCGGGTCGTCTGTCGGTTCGTTAGCAAAAAAATTGGAGCCACTGAAATGAATCCTCGTGAAAAATTTGATGCAATGAGCAGCCAGCTGAATTTTAAGCTGATTGCCACTTATGGAAAGGAGAATATTAAGGCGGATGCACTCTCAAGAATGTGGGGATTGCTTGATCGGATTGGAACTGGCGGAAATTACGAAAATCCTTACATGAATGCATCGTTTATCCTTGCTAAGATGCCTGAATGCATCCGGGAAGAATTGGTCGAACTTGCCCACGCGATTGAAGCTGAAAAGCAATCCGCCGACAATCGCAGCAAAACAGAAAAAGCCTTGGACAATATCTATGGCGCGGGAAACTGGACGCAACGTGATCGCGAAGATTATGAAGGATAACCCCCTCGCCTTAATGAGGGCAGAGCTTAAAAAGCTTAATGCCCTCGCCCGTCGTTATCGTGCCGCCCTTGAGGAGATTCAACTTAATCCCCATGTGGATGCGGTGGCGATCGCCAAAGAAGCGCTTAAGCAATCTATTAAAAACGAAGGACAAAATCATGAATAGCTACGGATTTAATGGCACAGTTCCCGCGTGGGCAGTTGCAGAATACGATTACATTAATGGGGAGATCACGGGCAAATTTTACACAGAGCAAGAGGCAGGTACCTACAAAGAATCATTTATTGATGGGCAGATCCATTTAGGATTGGAACCCGTCACCAAATAAATCACCAGCCGCTCAATCATGGGCGGTTTTTTCGTGCCTACCATTCGGACAAAGAGAAGGTCATGCCTAGTTGCTTCGGTGCTTTCGGTTCGATGTCGCTCCGATCCAAGTCTTCCCTTAAATGTCTTGAGGCAATTAAGTAGCGGATTGCGTCGGGATAGTGGTCATTTTCTTTGTGGGGTTCATCCAAAAAATTGCCGTCTCTGTCCTCTTTCCAGCGATAGCCGCTCAGTTCTTTCCATGCCAATTCATGCCCAATGTTTTTGAGCAATTTCAACCGCCCACTACTCAAGAAGCGAGCGGTCAAGTTGATGCCAGCGAATACCGCGATTTTTGCTTTCCGAACACGACCCGCGCCTAATGTTGTCTTAGCAGTTTTGGCTATGCCGGGTTGATCGTGAGGCAAGTAAAAATTCACAATCTGATATGTTTTATCTGCGTCAATCATTGCTTGCAGCAAATCATCGGGCGTGGCTTCTTTTCCTGCCCAATATTCAACAATGGCATAGGCATCAACACGGCGATCGCCTTGATAGAAATAATGGTGACTTGCCACAATCAACCGGGGATTCTGATAGCCAAAATCAACCGCCGCGTAGTACCCATTAATCACGCCCCAATGACCGGGAACCTTATCAAGCAAGTGAAAAGTTTCATCAAGATCATAGATTGCGCCCTCCATTGCGACCCATTGCCCTAATAGGTTGCGCTGCCCAAATGGGGTGAGTTTTGGCATGAGATTAAGCCCGTCCGATGGTGATCGCCCTGCCCTAATTTCACGGACTTGTTCTTTTACCCATTCGATTGTGACCCCTGCCCTAACGTAAGCACTGAGGTTGTTAATTAAGTAGGTTTCAGGTAAATTAACGTTGCTGATTGAGTTGCTGAGGTAGGCGACGTGGCTAGGTTTGGGCTGTTCAATAAACGACTTGAAAAGATGATGCCCTGTGCTTTTGGGGTTGGTTGCCAGAAACATCTGACGAATATCAATTGTTTCGGAAATGTACTGTTGGCGATCCGGCGGCAATAAATCGAAATTTGAAGGGCGATCAAGTTGACCTGATAACCGCCCAGCAATCATCCCAAGGGAACTATCCGATAATTCAGAAGCCTCATCCACAAACGAAAAAGTTAGTTCAATTGAACCAAGGCGATCCGGCATTTCAGCCCCGATAAATACTGCCGTCGCACCATTCTTAAGGGTAAGAGTCAGATCGGTATTTGACCAATCGGCTACCCATGACGGATGTACTAATTCGAGAAATGTTAGCAGTGTCGATTTCTTCAGGGATGCTTGATATTGCCTGAAAATGCCTACTTTGGCACGGGGGAAAGCATGGAGATGACGGATCGCCGCCCTGCATCCGATCTCACTTTTCCCGCTCCGATACGACCCCGACATTAGAACGAAGCTATTTTCGTAGTCATAAAATGCCTGAAGCTGCCCTGGCGTGTACTGTCCAGAGTTCCATCGGTCAAAACCCGCGCCGATCCATTTTTCGTATCTCAAATCGCGTCAATTCTCCGTCTCAGGTCAGCAAACGCCTTACCGATAATTCCATTGTCTAGCGGTCTAATTTCGTCACTGACTGCCTTCGCTTTTGACCCTTTCCGAGCCAAACCAGCAAACCCCATTGCAACACGCCCTTCGCGTTTATATTTGCGACTGAGTAGGTACGCGAAAGATTGGGATTCTTTCATCCCTAAACCGAGCTTACGCCGCCCCCATCTGGATACGGATTCCTGCCCCTTTTGGCTGATTCCCTTGCCTGGTCTGCGTCCTAGTTCAGTGGGCAGAAAGTGCATCTTAGATTGTCCAATGATCGCCGTGGGTTTCCGTTCCGTAGCGGGGGAAAACGTCCAGCCCTGACGCAGCATCCCGGTGTCGCCTGGAGTCGCTTCCACAAGGTCGGATTCGAGATCCGCGAATGAGGCGTTTACGGTGGCGATGAGTTGGGCGCGTTCTTTTCCCCAAAATTCATCAGGCGTTAGTCCGGTGGTGGTGACTGCCATTTTATTCCTCCTCGTCAACCAATCCGGCTATTCCAGCGAAAAGACAACTCCTTATGAGCAATGCAGATTCCATTAGCTCTTCCTCACTCCAGCCAAG